ACACGCTCTGGATGTTCTGGTACATCCTCAAGGAACTCTACATATCTTTTAGTTACACTGTTTATAGTTCTTTCAATTACCACATACATTTGGTCAAATTCACTAGGTCTTGCCAATGAAGCTATAGAAATAAACTTATCACCAGCTCTTGAGTTATGTCTGTGCCAGCCACTTGTTAATTGCTCTGGACGAAAAGTGTTACCTATTAATTCACCGTCTTCTTTGACAGCCCATATAATCTCCGGCCTTCCCTCCTGAAATGATAATTGTTTAATACTTCCTTCAGTTATATCTTCAGATAAAATATTCTCATCAGTTGATACAAAACCATCATTTTCTAATCTAAATTGAAACACTCTCAAAGAGCGTTTACCGCGTTGCGTAAATATCACTCTATCATTCTTCAAAATAGGTATCTGTGCCTCTGCACCTATGCCATCACTAGGTTTAATACTAACATTGGTAGGTGTTATAGGTTCATCACCTTGTCCGCCAGTAGCTTTAAAGTTACCGCCAAACGTACCTACTATCAATTGGCTGCTTGTGCCAGTTAACCATCTAATTAAATTTACACTTCTTGAACCTATGGTAAATTGCAATCCATCATCATCATTAGTTCCGGTAGAGAAATCATCAAAATCACCTGCCTTGCTAAAGAACAATCTTTGAGGTGTATCTTTTGTGCCGCCATATATCAATCGCTGTTCATAAAATGACACCGCACCAGGGAATCCTGTAGTATCTGAGAATGAACCCAACCGCCAGGTAGTTCTTGCAGATGTGCTAACAAAATCATTTTCAACTGTTGCCGTTACTGAAGTAGAACTACCAAATGCCGTTATCAGCGCAAAACCAAAATTTCCACCTTCATCTATACGTACACGTCTACCAACATCAGTAGAGACAAATACAGCTGCACTTGCCGTTATAGTTATTCCTGCTCCAGTGGTAGCAGAGGGTGTCAACGTCGTAGAGCTAACATTCTCAGCATCGAACGGGGGATTAGTGAAAGATTGCTCTGTTAATGTCCACGACGTTGCACTTAATCGCTCTAAAATCATCGGGGCGTGATTTCTATGAGCTATAAATAAGGTGTCTGCATTTTGTGCCACTTGTATTTCAAATAATTCCGCTGTCAAATAAGGACTTACTACCTCAATAATAGTGCCTGAAGTTCCTCCACTGGTGTAAGTTCCAAATGAAGTAGAATCTATTCCCTGTAGCTCAAATGTTGTAGCTGTGCGATTGGCAACAATAAATGGCCCGCCGCTGTTAACCTCAACCATTCCTACCACACCAGATATTAAAACCTCTTGTCCATTAGTAGGTGCGGTTCCGGTTATAGTTACAACCGCAGGACTAGCATTAGTAATATTGGTAATGGTCAAAAGAGTGTCGGTTAATATGCCTTCATCCAGAAAAAATCTAATTGTTAGATTTGAAAATTCTAATATATAAGATTGCTCATCATTAAACTGAAATGGAATCAATGCAGCAAGATTATTGCTCTTGGTAGGGGTTATAAATCTTGTGCCGGTTCTAAACTGTGTTGGGCCTTGTGTCTGAGCAATGAAATTCTCCATTCTCTCAGCACCACGAACATATTGGGGAAGATCAAACCTTCCCCGCATTTTCTTGGAATACTCACCCCCGGAAAACGAGAATAGTGTAGTGTTTGCATTTACCATTAGTCAAAGAATATCCCCGAGCGTTGGTTGCTGCCTAATAATCTTCTACGTGTTCTTGCTCTACTGCGCTCTTTACGAATAGGTGGTCTTTCCTGACCGTCAATACTTCTTGCTCCACCTAGTTTCTCCGCTAGTAATGCCTCTAATCTTTGAACATCTGTGTTGCTAGAAGTAAACTTATAAGCAATCCTGGTTGCCAATTCTATCGCCAGTATATCTAAAAATAACGCATCAAATACTGTAACACTCTCTTGATTAAAGATATATCTGATATTCAATGTGGACGCAGCGTTTGTATCTGTGTCTATTAGTATTTGTCTGCTTTCTAACTCAAATCTGGGAAATGGTATAATCTCCAGGTCAGCATTATCCTGTATGGTTAATAATCTTAAAAAGTCGTTAGGTAGATTAAATGCAGTATTAAACCCAAATAAGGGTGCAGGTACGGCTTCAGTTAATTGTGCTCTTTTGATAGCAAAATTCCACGGATGTTTTCTTAGTACCGCCCTTCTTGCAACATCATACCACCTGCCACAAACAACTTCAGTAGGAGTTTCAGGTGTATCAATATTCGTTACGCCTTCCTCATCTGTTTGCAAAAGGTAATCTAAAGCAAGATTACATATATCTACTTTTGATGTAGCAGTCGTCATATTTTAAAGGGGAGAGGCATAAGCCCCTCCCCACCTCTACTAACCTTGAACGAAAGTAGCCTTTACGGTGATAGTGCCAGCAGCAGAGCCGACAGTATCAGCAGTAAATGCTAAGTCATACTCACCCGGATGATCTTCAGTGGTATCACCAGCAAGCTCATATAGTCTCTGTTCGGCGTTGGCAATATTAGGGGCAGAGAGAAGAGTAACCCCTGAGCCTTCAGCTCTTGCAGATGACATATCAACATTAGAAGCCAGTGCGTCAGCATCCTTAACAGTGCCGCCGTTTGGCCCCGTCAAAGTATCATAGATACCAAAGTCATAAACCGTACCAGCAGTAATAGCATCGTTGGTAGCAGTGATGCTAACGGGTATCATATCGGCACTTATACGCATTACACGAAAGATAGACCCATCATCATCAGCAACAGCTACTTCAAATGTTATTACAGTACCACGTTCTTCATCAGAGTTAAAGTTAGCAGGAATTGCCTTTTTACCAGCAATAACGTCTGCGTTTGTATATCTATTTTCTACAGCCATTTTATCCTCCTAAGTTGCAGTTGTTGTGAATTTCTGAACAAGAACACCTTCAGTACGAACCGCACCAACTTCCATCGTTACAACAACTTGTGTCGTTTCAATTAAGTCTGTACGTTCCTGAATCCTGACGGTGATGTCTTTGCTCATACCCATACAAATTCCACTATTCGATGGTGTAATGAGAATCGCAATATTATCACGAACACTAGATGTTACATTAAGAATAGGATCGTCTTTGTTTGGATCAGAGCCGAAAGTGACAATTTGCATACCTATAGCCGTAACCATATCACCATCATCAACAGGTGAAGTACGGCGGGTAAAGTCGCCACTTATCAATTCAGTTTCTTTGAAAAGCTGTTCTTCTTCTTGCTCGCTCATCAGTAGTGCAATCTTGCTAATATCAGGGTTGCGCTTTTTGAAGTTGCTTTTTATTTCAAGAAGTTTCTCATATGTAAGACCAGCAGTCGCATTAGTAGTGGAGCCACCATCATTTGCAAATGTTACTGTAGTTTCAAACTCACGTCCAGTCTCTACATCAGCAAATGCGGCAGTTGCCACAATACGGTCTTTCACACGATTCAACTCGTTCATACACGCTTTTGTTATTGGCCCCGTAGGATCAAGTAACATTCCACGTACATCACTAGAGTCAATTGGAACAGCTACTACATGACGTTCTCTGGGAAGTTTACGCCTTGAGAAATCAGCATCAGTAAATTCAATGCGCTGATTACGGGTTTCAACTTTCTGTGAACGAATAGTACCGTGACGGTCATAGGCAAGATCATCACCTTCCATTACTTTAAATTGGAGAAACGGAGCAGACTTGGAAATCATCTGTTGCGCTTCTAAATGTATTCTGTCCTGAAATTGACGGACTAATACATTATCAAAAGATTCAACGGTCATTTGACCACCTCCTTTATTGGTTAAACATCAAAAGTTACTTCGATGCGCTACCCAATAAATGGACGCTTCTTACAATTAGCGATTGTCAAACGACTGATTTAATCAGCAACAGATGGACGGATTATGCTACCCATCACAAACATAATAACATATGTGTTATATATGTCAACTATAGAGAATTTGAGCCAAAGCATCAATCTTTTTCTGCATTGCAGCGGCCTCACCAGTAAAATCAGCACCACGATTTTTTGCAATATATACATTCTGCTCATTTAAAAGAGAAAAATATTCTTTCTCTACATCTGCTTTAGAATCTACTTGTGGTGTTTCTCCGCCTTTCACGTTGTGCTCCCCTATATAATCTTTGCTAATGCCGTCTAATACAGCCGCTAAAGTAACAAGCGATTTGTTATCTAATGACCCTACGTGTTCCTTTAAGGAATCTGGTGTGTATTTATCTATAGTTGACATATATAACACATATGTTATTATGTTTG